AATTTCAAATTTGTTATAGACTTGACTTTTAATTTTACGTAAGTAGTCTACTTGTTCTTTCGTGCTAGCTCCGCGTAAGAGGGATTTCTCTGGGCGGGCCAGTGTATCTTCTGGTGTAGCTAAGGGTGGGATGTTGACACTGCCACTAGATGGGGCAGGAGGTTTAGTCCCTCCACTTAACTGGAAGAGTTGAAGTGCGGCAGAAGGGCTACTTTGTGATAGCTGCTTAAGGCCTTCAACAGTCATGCCTAGTTCTTGAGCTTTGGAGGCAACAGCTTGACCTGTACTATCTCCAAACTTCTTGAACAACGCATCACTTACAGACTTTTCATTAAGAGCAGCAGTCTGAGATTGCTGTTGCTGAGCTGTCATTTGATTAAACAACTCTGCTACTTTCTGCTCATCAAGTCCACTTGCTTGAGGGGTCGCCTCTGGCTGGTCTTGTCTTGCAGTGAGCTTCTCTACGACATCTTCCACTGCACTACGCTTAGCTAGTTCCTCTTGGAGCTTAGCGATCTCTGCATCTTTGCTAGACAATTCAGTCTTGAGCTGCGGGATGTAAGCTTGTGAGTGAGCTAAAGCATCTAGGGCTTTTGGAAGGTCTTCGTATTTCTGCTCACCAGCTTCATTCTTTATCATCTTTAGTTGGTCTACAAAAGCTGATTGTGGAGCTGGTTGGCTTTCAGGGGTTGCCTGAGGATTATCATTACTATTAAACGCTGACGGGTCTGTCATAAATTACCTTGTTAATATAAAAGATTATAATGTATAAGTTTCCTTATATACTTATATATACTAGATTTTTAGGGAATTTCGTACATCAATCCTCTAAAATACTTATAATTTCTTCTAAAGCCCTACGATAACCTATCAGATCAGCTTGAGTATAAGCCCAAGAAGGGGTATCATATTGTGCTTTCTTAGTGGAGAGGGAGGTCATAATTTTGTGCCCACACATCTCTGCAAGTCTTTGACGTAAGATTAAGGATGACTTAAAAGCCACCCTGACATCCATCTCACGTTGTTCATCCTTAATGCCTTGTGTCCAACTAGTTTTCATATTATCCCACCGGAGGTGCTGTGTCTGTTACAAGGGCCTCTTCCTCTACTCTGCCAGCTACGCTTTGTGTTTCTTGTTGCTCGTAGACAGCTACGTTAGGAGAAAAGATGTTATACCCGCTTAAGCCAGTGATGTCATTGACAAAGTCTGTCAAGCCCTTAGCGGAAGTGTGAGGGGCTATGAGCTGCCCTATCGGAGAGTTAAACACAGACATTACGTTCTGTAAGTCTTGCGCTTGCTTAGAGAAGTGTCTAGCTCCAACTGGTCTTATCAATCCATTAGAGGTAATGTCTTCCTTAGTGATTGACATGAACTCCTGTATTCCCAACTCTTGGTTAGATATACGCAAGACATCTGCCCCATCTAAGTTACGTCTGGCAGTCTCTAGCATATCATTGAGGTTTGGCTCCAGAAGATTTATCTCAAAGTTAGTCACCTTCTCTTGGAAGATACGGCCTGCTGCTGTAGCTAGCTGCATCACCTCTCCTAAGGTTTTCTCTCCGGGGGTACGTATGCCTGCGGCTTCACGAGGAGCCCCTGCATACAGCTCCATACGGTCTTCTATGGCAGACATTTCACTGGCTGCGGCGAAGATGCCGTTCATATTCTTGCCAAGCTCTTGAACATCACTATTCTCGTCCATAGTGATCTCAACACCCGGCCCCCACACAAACTCCTCAACCTCTCCCATCACCTTCAACGGGGGGTGGACAGTCAAGTCCATGGCATCTGCCTTGAGGTTCTCCAAGTGGTCTAGTCGATACTGTAGCCCAACTAAGTTGTCTAGTGGCCCCATAGCCCACAGGTTATCTGGACGTAGTCTCCAGCCAGCATGACGAATTGGAGCACCAGCAAACCATGTAGGGATTTGAGTATCGCGTACTTCCATCGACCTATCTACGATGGTTATCATCCTCTCTGTGGACAACTCTCCAGTAGTCTGGTCATGATAGTCCCCGTAGAACTCTAGGATCTCTACGTAGTCACTCATGTAGTATTCATACATAGAGCCAAAGCCATCTGCTTGATAGCCCACGGCCTTATCGAAATCTTCTTTACTGTACCCACCAAGTCTGCGACTAATCAACTCACGACGCTCCAGAGCCTCTGCCCAGAAGTGCATCTCCGGATTAGTAACTGCCATCTTCTTTAGTTCACCTAGAGTCTTGACCGACCTAACTATCTTAAAGGTATTGTTAAAGGAGGTTGCCACTGGGTTGAAGACAATGTCCAAAGGGCTGATACGTTGAGCAACTGGCCCAATGTAGTCTGGGATTACTTCCCCAGCAGGCGTCTCTTTGTACCTACTCTCAAAGGAGCAAGTGACAAAGGCATTGCCATAGTCAATGTAGTCATAGACCAACTTGCTGTACTCTGTACGGAAGTTTGACTCCTTCACCTTATTAGACATATAGGCTTCGATAGTTCTGGCTTTAGCCTTAACAGAAGCTTCTGCTGAGCCACCTTGCCACACTATCCAGTTGTCATTAGGGAACAAGCTGCTTATGTAGTTAGAGTGAAGGTTGTCCCGAATCTGACATAGCTTAGGGATGGTGGTTGAGTTCTTCCAAGGGAGAGAAGAGTTAGTTGTGGTGGAGGTATCTGTCGCAAAGACATAGTCCCGCAGCTCAGTCCACTCCTTGATCTTTCCTGCCCGTTGGCTGTGAAACTTGTCCCACAAATTCCCAACCCAAGCTGATTTAGCGTCAGGGCCTGTAAGACCCTGAATCTCTGCTATCTTATCTGACACTGTATGTCCTCATTACTTGTATGCTACACCACCGAAGCGGCTGTTAGTCTTTAGGGGGCCAGACAGGAAATCTGCCATCTTACTTCCCATTGATTGTTTTGGTGCTATGGCTATGTCCGTTGCTGAAGCCAGAGAGTCCTTGATGTCGTCATGTGGGGGACGGGCTAGGACTAGCTCCTCTTCGAGCTGAGGTGTCCAACCGCCTTCCCTATGCCACATGCTTAGGTTTTCATAACGATGCTCTAGAGAGGCTCTGATTCGCTCCTCCTTAGTTCCTTCTCTTGCAGAAGGTCTGAACTCGTCTATAGGGAGGGACATCCCCTCTTTCTTTAAGTGATCCTTGATGCTATTAACGATTACTTGTTGAGCAACCGTAACCTCTGCCCGTAGCTTAGAGAACCCCCACTTAGAGTGTAGTTCTGCTATGTGCTGAAAGTACTCATAGGTCTTGTCTGACTTGAAGCGGTCAATGTCCAGTATGTAGATGTTCTTCTCAGCATCTATTCCTATAACCACTATGGCAGTCCAGTCAGCCTTCTTGTTCAAGCTGAAAGCAAAGTCAACCGCGGCATAGACATTAAGCTTCCTGCCATTGTAGTTCCACCTAGAACCCTCCCTCTTAAGGAAGCGTGGGTTGTAATACTGGAACTGCTCACGGTTTATACGTTCACTGCCGGGGTCATTCGGGTCATTATAGTACTGGGCATGGAACTGTATACTGTCCACATACTCTGCTCTAATACGAGCAAGTACTCCCTGACTAAACCCAAAAGCCTTCCCATCCTCTCTCACTGCTCGTGGCCAGACAAAGATGCCGTCCGACTCCACCACAAACTCCTTGATAGACCACACAGGCTCACGGCCCCTCAGAAGGCCCTCTTCGTCGTAGTCATCAAACACTTGGTTCTTCCAAGTATCATAGATGTCCTTGGGGTGGTAACGTGTACCACAGGCCATTGTGAAGCCTCCTGCGTTACGTATAGAAGTGAACTGAGAGGCTTTCTTCGCGACACTGTCCCGACCATCTTCTGTGTAGGCGTTTTCAGGTACGACCAAATCATCTGCTACAACTATGTCAGCATGCCAACCAGTTGTGTTGGTTGTTAAGCCTGCTGTTGCTATAGTAGCATCTCGGATGCCCTCCTCCTTACGCTTTACATGATCTACTGTCATCTTCATAGCAGACCACTTCTCACGCTTCCCTTCCTGCGGGTTGATGTACTCGGGGAAGTACCGCATGTAGGTGTTGCTTGCTAAGATGTTCTGGACAGCGTAGAGCTGGGTCTGAGCTAGTTCTGAGGTAGCAGAGACGTATAACATAGTTACTTCTGGGTGACGAGTTATCACCCATGCACACCACGTAGCAACCATGTGGCTCTTCAGGTGAGCTCGGGGAAGCATTATTAGTTTGTTACTAGTAGACTCCTCTCCCCTGCCGAAGAGGGTGTAGTCCTGCATCCACCTAAAGATCTCGAAGTGTACAGAGCCATACATGTAGCCCTTGTTGACCAGCTTAGCAAAGTAGGAGAGGTCGTGCATAGCACGCTCCCTCACTTGTTTAGCCTCTTCTGGCATACGATCTATCTTCAGCTTGGCGTCTACTAACCAGTCATCTTCTTGCATACGCTACTTCTTATAGTCTTGCATACGGGCAACATCGCCCTTAAACTCATCATCCATCCTAGCCTTCATCCTGTCTTCCTTGAGCTTCTCATTCTTACTAGGGCGACCAGCTGTACGTTTGTCCCAACCCTTGTCTGCTAACCACTTAGCTGCCTGAAAGCCCTTGTCCTCCGCG